TACAATGAAGTAGATATGTTGGAAAAGATGATGGAATGGGGGGAAGATTCTATCTACTGGAAGACAGAATACGAATGTGAGTTTGTAGAGAGTGTATCGAATATATTCAATCCAGAAAAATTAAGAGACTGTTTTGATGACTACGAACCATGGACCCGAGAAACTCTTCTCGAAGGAGGAGTATTACATCGCAATGTTACTGTCGGTGTTGATGTTGGTAAATCTATTAACTCTACTGTTATTACCGGATGGACAAGGGAGAAGTCTGTGGGACCGGATATTAGTGAAGATATTGCAAGGCTTATATACATTGAAGAAATTAACCCTCGAAGTGGTGGACACGATATCCCATACCAGCGTAAGCGTATCATTGACGTCTGTAATTTGCTGCGTGCTGATAAGCTTATTGTTGATTGTACTGGTATTGGCGGTGCGATTGAACAAGACTTGAGAATGGAATGTATAAATAGTAGTCCCCAGATTAACTTTTTACCCTTCATATTTACAGGAGGTCCACGAGGCTCGAAGACTCAGATATATAGAGATTATGTTTCTTATATCCAACAGGGACGTGTAAAAATACCTGACCCTGAGAACCTAAACCCCCTTTTAAAAAGATTAATATTAAAATGGTATGCAGAACATAGAGATTTGGAATATACCATGGATGTCTCTAATAAGACCGAAAAGATAGCGGCTCCCGCTAATAAACATGATGATTATTGTGATAGTTCTGTTATGGGTATACATGCTACATTAAGTATATTACCCGGTTCTGCTACATTTACTTCTACTCAAAGAGGAGGCTCTAGAAGATTTCATTCTCAACCCAAGGGATACGGAAAAACCGGACTTTTGACCACGTCAGCGCGTAGAAATCGTCTTAATAAAGGTTTTCCTATATAGCACAAACTTTAAATACTCATGTGGGTTTATATAATAGTTGATAGCCATGTCCATATTCGATAATGTGCGAAGACGATTCGCAACGATAGGGAGAAGTCCTCCCTTTAAGGAAGATGAACCTGTCAGTTTTGGTGAAGGAATCATTAAGAGAATTAAACTTCAAAAGGCGAACTTTAATCCTTCATACAAAGGTGAATACGAACCTCACATAGGTCAACCTAGAACCTATATGAACGTTTACCTTCAAGACCCTATAGTGAGAACACTAATAGACCTTCCATGTTTTTATTCAGTTAAAGATAGTTTTGACATAGTAACTGATGAAGATAAAGTTAGGGAAAGGGTAGAAGAAATGTTTAGAGACATTAATATAGAACAAATTCTATATGGATGGGTTAGGAACGCTCGTATCTTTGGTACGGGATACTTGGAGTGGACCGGAGACAATCTAGTTCTTCGTTCTAGCCAAAACATGTTTGTTAAAAGAAACGAACATGGACAGACTATGTATTATTATCAGGAGATAGGAGAAGATAAAGAAAATATCAGATTCGAACCCGAAGAAATAATAGAATTAAAAAATAATCCCTTTGATGATTATGCATATGGATTATCAGATATCCATCCCATTATATATCTTATAGATTTAAAAGACTATGCTGAAAGAGACATAGGAGCAGCATTAAACAAATATGCTATATCTAGATTTGATATATCTTGTGGATTACCAGATATGCCTTATGGACCGGATAAGATTAATGAAGTGGTAGACGCTTTTAATAATTTAGCTCCGGGCGAAGATATTATACATGGTAATGATATAGTGATAAAAGAATTGGGAGGTACTCAACGAGCCTTTGAATATGGTAAATATACAGATGATATATTAGACAAGATTCATATGGCTTTAAAGGTTCCTAGAACAATGTGGAGTGACCCTGAAAAGGCGCGCCCTATTTTTGAACCATATGTTAATTATTTACAGTCTGCAATAGAAGGTGCATTAAATGCACAATTAATGCCTCAGTTAGAAGATGGAGAAGCTAAGTTTAAATTCCGTCAAGTTAATACTGAAGATGCATTTACTAAAGCTAAGACAGACATGATATATTTATCTGAAGGCGTTTTATCACCCGGAGAAGTTCGTGAAGAACGAGGTCTTGACCCTGAAGGAGTTGTAGAATTAGATATGGAAACTTCTGAAGATGTGAAGGCGTCCCCTCTCGAAGGTGGCCCCGGTAGTAAGAATGCTAATGTATCTGGTGGAAAAGATACAGATAAAAAAGAAGAAAGTGCAAGAGCGCAAAACAGGGGTAATAAACCCTCCGCAAATGCAACGGGAGATAGAAGATGACTTACGACAAGTGCAAAATGACCGTTAGTAAAACATTGAAGAAACGTGGTTTTGATAATCACGACGAGCTTGCAGCTGACATGTGTAACATGTGGGCTGTGGAGAATGGTGTAGAGCGGGAATTTGCGACAGAGAACAAAACAACTGAACCTGTACGTAGAACATTTGGTATCTCATTGGAAGAAGATTCCAATATTACGTTTAATAGTGATGAAGGCGTTGACTCTGTTCAATTTCCAGTAATTGCTATTACTTCAGGACTTCATACATATGAAGAAGATGAAAAGGAACAAAAGGTTTATATAGAACCTACCATACTAAAATCTAATATAGAAGCTTTTAAGGAGCTTCCTATATATATTAACCATCAGCGAACAGCCGAGGATTTAATCGGCATGGCTACTGACCCTCAGCTGATTGAGATGGAAAATGGTAAGAGTGCAGTGCAAATGTTGGCCACTGTCAGTAATAAGACAGGACACGGCCAAGACGTTATGAACAAGGTCAAAGACGGGGATATGACTCACGTCAGCATTGATTGGTTTTCCAACGATGTTGATGTTATGGGTGACACATACGCCACCAAGTTACGTCCCACGGAAGTTAGTTTCATTGACAATGAAAAAATGGACCCCGTCTGTAAGGAATGTACAATAGGAGAGAAATGTGATTTACACAATTCCCATGACGACCATGACTGTGGTTGTGGTGGTGATAAGGGAGCGTGTGAATGTAAAGACGGGACAGAGGTCGAAACTATGACAGAAGAAAAAGTAGAAACCAATGTGAAATCCGATGCAGAGAATATTGTCGAACGAGAGTTCGCTTCTCTACGTACTCAGCTTGAAGAGCTGAATGCTTCTAAAACGGAAGTCGAATCCCAGTACAAAGATGCTTTGAAAACAATCGAAGCATTCCAAGCTGCTGAGGAAGAGAGAGCCGAAAAAGAGGCTGAAGCAAGAAAGTTGGAGACTATAGAAACGATTATATCCAGAGAGTTAGTATTCGGTACAACCGAAGAAGACAAGAAGGATGCTCGTGTCGAGGAACTATCTGCGTGGGATGAACCAAGGCTGACTGGATTCAGCGACGCTCTAACAGCGATGCCTGTACCAGAGGACACAGAAAGACAATTCGGAAAGGGTAAATCCAACGAAGGAGAAGCTGTACCAAAGGAAACAGAAAGAACATTCGCGGTAGAGATGAAAGAAAACGGGCTTATTAAGCTCAACAAAGAATTACTAAGAGGTAATTAAATATGGCAACAGAAATTTTACTAAATGATGGTGGGGCCCCAGCAAGAATTTTACCGTTCGTAGCTGGTGGAACCGTCACAGCGGGCCAACCAGTTAAAATGAACACTTCAGCGCAAGTTGTTCAAAATGACGTGGTAGCTCACAAACCACTAGGGTTTGCATTAACGACAGTTTCTTCAGGTAGCATGGCAAGTATTATAACCGGAATGGGTGTAGTAATTAAAGCATATTGTACGGGCTCAATAGGCGTAGGAGATGCTTTGGACACTGCTGCTGGGGGAGACCTAAGCACAACCGCAGACGCTAGCAAGGCAATAGGAATCTATATAGATTCAGATTCGCACAGCGGCGCTTCATCATTACAGAGGATTCTGTATCTAGGATAAGGAGAACATAAATATGGTAGCACTTAATTCAAACTTAGCATCCGGTTTATTGACTTCCCTGAACACAGGGGCAGTCGACGGTGGTGTGGGTGAGAGAGTACTTATTGATTATAAAGATGCAATTCAGGCTTACAAAGTTGTAGACCTACCTGCATTATCAATGTTCTGTCAACCTATGACTACAGAAACAGGCGGTGATATTGATATCACTTTTGCAAAGCCCTCAATGGGCATGGAAGAAATCAGCGAAGGAAACACTCCTAAGTACCAACACACTAATCTACGCTCCGAGCGTGTATCAGTGGATGAATGGGGACTTGCGGTAGGTGTAACCCGACGCATGATAGAAGACTCAAGATTTAACGAAGTAGAGATGGCTTTGAATGAAGCTCGTCGAGCCGTTGACAGACACGTCACAAAGCACGTTGTTTATGCACTATTCGGTGTAGGAGACACAACTTTGAGGACAGGTCTAAGCGGTGGGGCAAGCTCCATTATCAAGACCACGACAGAAGCGGTTGTTACAACTTTCGCGGACT